CTGCTTCATGCGGGTCTCGGCGATACGGATAATGGCCCGCTCACCCTTGTTGGAAAGCTCTTCCTTCTTGGTGATGACGATGGGGGCCACCGCGTCACACCAGGAGGACGTACCGGTACGCATGACATCGGAGACAGCGAGGTTCACCGACTCGTAGCCGCTGGTCAACTGGGTGACTTGGCTGTGGTCGGTCAGGACGAGAGGAACGTCCACGTAGGAACCGCCGCTTTCGCGAACGATATTGCCTGCACGGTCACAAGCATCGAGAAGGGCGATAGCCCGGAAGGTCGAGTCAACCTCCTTGTCGCGCAGGATGCGGAGGGTGGAGGCGAGAATGTCCTGTTGGACACCGGAAGTCGTCGGCATTGTTACCTCCTGTCAAGGACAGGCTTAGGGACTGTTCCCGGTCATTAGCGTGTCCCTCAGGGGAGGGGGCTCAGCCGGTGAGGGTCAGGGTGTGCTCTCAATATAAGAGGCCCGTCAATAGTAGCTCCGTAACGCTGGGCTACCGGCGGCGTTTCTAACCTAAAGGTAAATCCCCCTTTAGGTTAGAAACGCCGTCTGTTGGGCTACCGCGCGGCGCGTGTAGCCTAAAGGTAAATCCCCTTTAGGCTACACGCGCCGTTTGTTCAATACTTGGGCTATCAGCCCTGACGCTGCTTCTTGAGGGTCTGGTAAATCTGCCAAGCGTTCATGTCTTTGGCATCAACCTTGCTGATAGTCGGAGTGCCGACCCTACGGCCCTGGCCCGTGGCGGTCAGTGCGGCTGCACGTGCAGCTTTCTGCTCTGCTTTCTTGGTAGCCGCACGCTGAGTCTCCAGGCTGGAGGCCCGGCGACCCTTGGTGGCATAGTAAGCACTCTGAAGGTCCAGACCGGGGTTGGCCTTCAGAGCCTCGAAGACTTCCCTGCGAACTCCGGGGTCGTTCTGGAGGTCAGGGTGCTTCTCCATGAAGCCGTCATACTTCTGACGAGCCGCTGCGTTCTTGTGCTCACGCTCGATGGGCTCCAAAGCCTCATGAAGACGTCTTGCGACTTCCCGTTCAATGCGGGCAGAGATGCTCGCCTCGTCAAACGGGTTCAGTTCGCCCACTTCGGCTTCGGCCTTCTCGCGAAGACCCTTCATCGCACCAGAGTCGAGAAGGGCTCGCTTCTCCACCTGGAGCGACTTCTTGTCTGCGGAAAGCTCCTGAGTCTTACGGGTGTAGTCAGCCCGCATCTTCTTGGCAAGCTCAGCCAGATGCGGAGAGCCTTCCTGAATCTCACGAATACTGTCATCCCAAGACAAACCGGCCTTTCGAGCGGTTTCCTTGGCCTCAACGGCTTCTGATTCGGCCTTGCGGGCGTCAGATTTCTCGTGGGCTTCGCCGGAGATGCCTGCCTCGAGCTCCTTACGGGCCTTCAGGCGGCCCGTAACGCCAACACGGGGCGTAGGGGCGTTAAGGGCGGGGCGGGCTTCTCCGAGGCCCTTAGAGGGCGTGCTCGGTGTGTTCATGGTGTGAACCTCTGTTGGGGTTTGGGGATCAAGCGCGGGAAGAGAACATCTCTTCCATCTCGTCGCCTTCGGTGGACTCTTCCATCTCTTCTTCGTCGGTGTAGTCGTCGGTGTCGCCCATAGGGCTACCCAGGAAAGCGATAAACTCCTGATCGGCCATAAGGCTCTGGATCGTAGCGGCAAGGCGCGCGACGTCTTCGTCTGCGGTAATGCCGTCAAGCTCGATGAGCCCTGGCTTGCCGTAGTCCTCAGCAGCAGAGGACAGCATCGCAAGACCCCGAACAAACTCAGCCGGGAACTCGGTCACGTCTGCGTCGAAGTCGGGATACATTTCCTGCTCAGGGAAGCCCATGGCTTTCTGTGCATCACGGTAGGCGGACGCCAGAGCGTTCATCACGGACTTGGTAAACCGACCCTTGGGGGCAGCTTGGGAGAACACCTCATCCATCATGCCCTCGGCCTCACGGGCGGGGGTCATGACGGCGATTTCGACGGATTTCATATCATCCATGGGGAACCTCAGGTATCAGACGGGAATGTGTTGGCTATGGCGAGACCTTTATCGCCATTAGCCTTGCTCAACTCACTGTTGTAGCGACTCAGGGTGCGCTCGTGCTCATTATTGAGCGAGATGCCCTTATCGAGCTTTGCTCTCTGGTCGTAGGCAGTGGTTTCGACCAGACCTCGCTCTTTCATCACCTGATCCCGGTGTGCTTTGGACCGGAGCGTGATGCCAAGACCCTTATCGAACCGACCAGACCAAGTTGAGTCGCCCCAACTGCTCGGGGTAGATGCAATGAGTGCCACGCCACGGCGGGTTTCACCCTTACAGGTCTTGCAGGGAACAGGCTCATCCCGTTGGCTCATATTGCGGAGCACGTCGAACCGAACCTCGCACCGCATACACTCTCGGGCGTACAGGGGCATCAAACACCTCCGGGGAGCATCGGCTGGATAGTGCCGGGGCCGACACCCCCGCCTGCGGTAGCCTCTTGCAGCGTCGTGGGAGCCGTCTCAGGCGGCGGGGGGGCTTCGCCGGGGGTAGGGGCCGCCCCGCCTTGTTCCTCACTCAGAAAGCTCTCTGGGAGGTCGTACAGCCTGACGATTTCCTCGCGAATAGCCTGGGGGCTGACTCCGAGGTTTGTCAGAAGCACGGTCAGGTCCACGATGTTCCGGCGCTTGGCGGCGTCACCCATAGCCGTAGAGCCAGTATCAGCTGCATGGAAGCGGAAGTCCGCAATAAGGTCATCCGCCGTCAGTAGGGTCGGCTGACTGTTCACGATGAGCGGCTCGGTAGCTTCTCCAAGAATCAAACTCAGCATGACCGCGTAAACCTGGGCCAGCTGGGCGATGGCTTTGTCCCGAGTAGCCGCATGGCGTCCGATTTCGGAGGAGGTGTACGCAGCAAGGGCCGTTACTTCAGTGGCGGTGGCCTTGGTAGCCTCTCCACGAGTGAACGGAGCCATAATCGAGCCCCGACCGAAGTCGTTGTCCACCTGACGAATGTACATTTCAAGCTCAGGCGGCGTCGGGGAGTGCGGGACCGGCATTACGGAGCCCGCGAGAGTCTGCCCGTTACTGAGCTCGACTTCCAGAATCTCACCGTCCATGCCCTGAGCCAGTTTGGCGGCAGCATCCGCGTCAAGCAGACCTTTTTCAATCATCCACTGACGAGCGCACTTTCTCACGGCGTTGGCCTGATAAGTACGAACGATGTTGATTTCAGTGCAGTAATCCTGCGACCGCCTCAGAGCAGAATAGCCACGAAGGGGAACATTCGGGTCACTGGTGAAGTACAGCGGCACAATCGGCGGCGTAATGCGACCGGAAGCCGTGCGATACGGGATGCCAGTGTAGGTGACCGACTCCTCTTCGATTTCTGCATCGGTCTGACCCTTATCGGGGTCTTCGACTTCGGTATCGAGGCTTGAGCCGACCTGAACCTTCACGCCCTTGAACAGAAACTTATCTCCGTTCTGGTAGTCGGGGCTCCAAACTACGAGAGCATCCTGACCCGGCGTCAGGTCGTAGAACTCGACTACTTCGATGAAGCTCTCAGCGTCAGAAGAGATGCCCAACCCTCGTGAAGAAGTATCAAGCGGACCGCCTCGGGCTTCGTTGCGGGAGACATCAAACAGTGACGCGCCTTCTTCGTTATCGTCATCCAGAAACCGGTGGAAGCTACGAGGCACATACATCTTGTTGCCGTACCGCTGCTTGGCTTCCTCAAGCGGAATCAGGTAGCGGTGGCCGACATACCGCTGACCACGCCAGTTAGGGCTGGAGGCGTCAACCAACACGTCCCATGGCGCCACGGCTTCCACGTCGACTCTCTGGAGGGGGTCCGGTCCCGGTACGGGGGCCATCTTCAGAAAGCTGCACGGGAAGATCAAGCCGAGCCGGGTGGCCTGCTCTACGGCGTCTCGGCTTCGGCTTAGAAAGTCATTCGACACAGCCTGAGTCACCTGCTCGTCGCCCCTACCGCGAAGGTCGGGGGTTACGACCACGGAAGGGTCACGCGTAAACAGGCTTGCCACGTAGCTTTCGATAAGCTCGTAGCCGCGTGAGGTTTCGACTGTGATTTGCTGCTGTTGCTCTTCCCGGCGCCAGAACCGCATCATGTAGAGGTTTCGCAGTTTACGCATTTCAGGGCGAAGGTCGTACCAATACTTGCAGTGAGCTTCGTAAATGGCGCGAACGTCATGTGGTTTCATCATAGAGTCACCTGATGGTCCATGGAAGTGGGCGGGAGCGGACCTTGCGCGCGCGAACGTTCGACATCATACTTTCCATACGTGTGCCTACCGCTTCTCTACGCTTAGAGCGCGGTACATCACGTAAAGCCCGATAGGCAAGAGCGAGCGCCATGGCAAGGTCATCATGGAGGCCAGCGGGAGCCTCCGGGCTGACACGCTGAATCTGTAGGGAGCGAAGCTCAATAAGCGTGCCCTGGTCGAGTCTGAAGATCATGCCGTTGGTGACGAACTCTCTAAGCCCGTCAAAGGCATCGATCTTGCTTTTGTGCGTCGTCACCCACTGTTTCTTACGGCTGTCACGCCACAGGTTCTTGTAGCCAAGAGTGTCCAGTTCACGAAGGACGGCGTGTCCGTGGTTGTTAGACTCACACAGAACCAAGGGCGGCCCCATGGTGGTCGTGTACTTTGCCGCGATGGTCACGATCCTCTCAGCAAACTCATGAGGAGCAATCGTGTTGTCCCGCTCACTATATACGGGCTGATATGTCATCGCAGACACAACCTGCATGGCCGAGTAGTCTCCCCCGGTGCCTCCGGCGGGGTCACACCCGATAACGTAGAAGTCATCAAGGTCGGGTTCTTCCAGAACCCGGTAGGGCGTGTTGAAGTGGACGCCCTCGATGTTCTGGATTGCCTCACTTGGCATGTAAGCGGATTTAGTGACCCCGATAAAGCACTCAGCAAGCTCAGCGGGGAACTCTCGGCCAAACTTGTGCTCACCCAGAGTAGCTACCTGGGCTCTTCGCCATACAATCTGCTCGTGGGTGAGATTATACCGACTTATGAAGGCGGACTCCTTAGAAGTCGGCTCGAAGTCCGCCGGAACCGGAGCCTGGTAGGCGTGATGCTCGAACCAGGGCAGGAACACGACCGTCCAGCCGTTCTCAGGTGCGCCCTCTACCAACCTATGGAACGTGTCACCGGGAGCGTTCACCGTGGTCTCGATGATAATCGGGCCATCGCCTACGGTAGCGAGCACTTGCGCCAGAACCTCGTCAGGGTCCGTGTAGAAGGCGAACTCTGAAAGCTGAGCCCCCGTAAAGGCGAAGCTCCGCGTACCGCCTCTGCCCCCCGTAGTGAACGCTGAGAAGCCCGCTCCGGTGTCGGCAAACTCCGAATCAGAAGCGGAGTCCAGAACCATCTTGCGCTTGAGGGCATCCGGTACCTGGTCCAACCACTCACGGTCGAGCTTACGAAGGTTGGTAGCAGACCTCGCATGAAAGCTCAGCACAGCATACTTCAGCGGGTCAAGGCTCGTGAACGCTTTATGGAACTGGTAGGCCCGAATACCGACCGAGATGCCCATCTGACGAGCTTTGACTACCAGCACTCGGTTTGAGGAGTCCATGGCCTGCCAGACTTTACGTTGGGCAGGCCAGACATTTAGCGGAACTCTGCGATGTTTGGTCTTATCGTAGACCTTCAGCATCCTACAGAATAGCTCACGGTCACTGAGCAGGGTGCGAAGTTTGCCTTGTAGGGGCGCAGGAATGCCCTCAGGTAGCCAGCATCCCCTTGAGGGGACCATCAAGAAGCTTCTCCGGTAGCCAGCTTATCGGCTTCGGCTGGCACCAGACTAAGAATCTGGGCAAGCTCAGCAATGGCTGGGTCACCAGAGTCTTCGGCCCCAGGAGTCCCAGCAAGGTTGCGTCGGTATTCCCTTCGGTCAGCCACAATCCACCGTGCCGTGTCCACCTTGGCTTTAGGAAGGTCAGTGTCCGAGGTGAGAACTTCCTCAAGGGCCTCAAGCGAGGGCGTGAGTAGCCCCTCAAGCTCTTGCTCGATGTCGATAAGGGGCGCGGTAGGGCTCGAAGGTAGAGGGCCCAGAGACACCCCGTTAGCCGCCGCGCCCGCCTGTTGCTCTAAGGCTCGAAGGTCGGGGAGCATAATCTCGATGCTGGAGAACTTCTGGCCACAAGCCTTGCATCTGCGAACCCGGTAGACCCGAAGGTCATCCCGCTTGTCAGCAGGCACCGTCATAATGGTCTTGGCTCTTGACTCGCCGCAGCTTGGACAGTTCACGTTAGGTTCTCCCTTCAAATATGGCGCTACTACCGGCTAACTATTTCTGCCGTAGGCTCAGACAAGAAAAAGCCCCCGGTTCGAAAGAACCGGGGGCTTCAGGAATAACTAACTAACACGGACAACAAAGGGAGCAGGGAGAGAAGGAACCTACTCAGCAGTCTCGGGACGCCCCCTCGACTACCACCCAAAGTATAACCGGTTTCCCGTTACGTGGGCCAGAAACTTACGCGGGCTCCTCAGAGGCTCTGTAAGCCGTCCCGGCTCACCGGTAGGGTTAGCGGGCGGGGGATATGCTTAGAAGCCGTTAGGGAGCCCTGTAGCCCCCCTGAGCTATGCCTACAAGTAACCCCGGTAGCCGGGGAGGGGCACCGGGGGCATTTAGACAAACCGGTCAACAAATCCAACCTAAAGCCGTCCTCGATTCACAGGTGTACTGCTTCCTTGGTTGGTTCGTCACACTCTAACTAATAGGGGGTCACGACTCACGCTACCACAAACTTCATCTATCAGGATTCACTCTAAGCTCCAGCCAGTCAATCAGTCAATCAATCAATAAGGGAGTCAGTCAGTCAATAAGGGAGTCACGAGGGTGAGCGAGCGCAGCGAGCGAGGCCGCACACGCTTCACTCAAACTCTTATCCAGGGGAACCGACCAAGGAGGACGACCCCGAAGGGAGGAGGATCGACGACTTGGTTCAACCAAGCTTCAGTGTATTTACGCTTA